CAAACTGTTTTGGATCTACCCTGCGACAAGATTTTCTTCAACGCCCCGTACGACGTGGGTTGGCTGAAGGCCGAGGGTTTCAAGATCAATGGCAAGATTATCGATGCGATGATTGCGGCAGCCCTTATCGACGAAAACCGTTTCAGCTATAGCCTCAACGCCCTTGGCTTTGATTATCTGCAAGAGACTAAATCCGAGCAGGGCCTGCGCGATGCAGCCAAAGAGTTTGGCGTGGATCCGAAGGGCGAGCTCTACAAGTTGCCTGCCATGTACGTGGGTGAGTACGCCGAGCAGGATGCTGCCCTGACGTTAAAACTTTGGCAGTTCTTCAAGATTGAATTGGTCAAGCAGGAGTTACTTTCGATCTTTGACCTCGAAACATCGCTCTCGCCGCACCTGATCGACATGACCCTGCGGGGCGTTCGCCTGGACCTGGCCAAGGCCGAGCAGACCAAAAAGAAGTTCTTGCAAATCGAGAAGGAAGCACTGGCTCAAATAAAGAGCCTATCAGGGTTTTCCATAGATATTTGGGCTGCGGCCAGCATTGCAAAGGCTTTTGACAAACTAGGGATCGAGTACCCCAAGACCGAAAAGGGCGCTCCTTCGTTTACCAAGAGCTTTTTGGCCCATCACCCCCACCCCATTGCCAAGTCGATTGTGGACGCCAGGGAGTACAACAAGGCCAACGGCACGTTTATCGAGGCCCTGCTGGGTTACGCCAAGTACGATGGCCGTGTCCACGGGCACATCAACCAACTCCGCTCTGACGAAGGCGGTACTGTATCCGGGCGCCTATCCATGGCAAACCCTAACCTCCAGCAGATTCCAGCCCGCCATCCGGAGATCGGCCCAGCCATAAGAAGCCTGTTTCTCCCGGAAGAAGACGAAATTTGGGCCTCCCTCGACTTCTCCCAGCAGGAGCCACGGCTCGCCGTCCATTATGCCAAGCTCTTGGATTTAAAGGGGGCAGACAAAGCTGCCGATGCCTATCTCACAAACCCCGATACCGACTTCCACCAAACTGTGGCAGATATGGCAGGCATTGGTCGTAAGCAGGCCAAGACGATCGGCCTGGGGCTCCTCTACGGCATGGGAAAGGGCAAGATGGCCACGGAACTGGATCTGTCCACCGAGGAAGCCAGCGAACTTATAACAAAATTTCACGAGTTAGTGCCGTTCATGAAGGGCCTGGTTACCGCAGTGCAGCAACGTGTGGACCACCCGGCATCCAATGGCTCCATCCGCACCCTGCTTGGGCGTCGATGCCGCTTTAACCTGTGGGAGCCCACCGAGTTTGGCCTGCACAAGGCATTGCCCCGAGAGCAAGCAGTCTTGGAATACGGACCACGGCTCAAGCGAGCGTACACCTACAAGGGCCTGAACCGCCTGATCCAGGGATCTGCCGCCGACCAGACCAAGAAGTCCATGCTGGCCTGCATTGACGCCGGGAAGCTGCCCCTGCTCCAGGTCCATGACGAGCTCTGCTTGTCAGTTAAATCCGTAGACGAGGCCAATAAATTTGCCCAGTTGATGATGGATTGTGTTAAATTAGAGGTGCCCTCTAAGGTCGATGTCGAATGTGGACCTTCCTGGGGGGAAGCGGCATGAGGTTCACCTCCTCTCCCTCATGCTGCGCTTCTTCAAGCTTGCGGGGGCGACGCAAAGTCGCCCCCTTTTTTGTGCTATGCTCCTGTAAATACAGGAGAGAGTCATGACCGACGCAGCCAAGTGGAAATCCGTAATGCTCCGAGTAGATGCCTACGATCTACTCAAGCAGATAGCCGCTCGCGATCGCCGTTCGATCGCCAGCATCCTCACTGAACTTGTTGAAAAAGAATGGGAGTGGCATTTTGGAAAAGAAAGCAGCCAAGAAACCAAGCAAATCGTCAAGGACCCCGTCCGGCAAGCCCCTACCACGGCCCATCGGAACCCCTTCCTCCCAAGAAAATGAGCTCTTGAAGTGGATCGATGAGACCTTTGAAGTCATCATTTACCCGAAGGGCTTTGAGGATTGCATTGTGGGGGTGGGAGAACGATTCGGGGGGCCGCCGATGGCCGCACTGGATATTGAGAAAATGCTTAAAAAAATGGAAAAGGAGGGTATGACCCGTGAAGAAGCGATCGAGTACTTCGAGTTCAACATTTTGGGAGCCCATGTGGGAGAGGAAAACCCAGTCTACATGCACGTCCCGAACTTCAAAGTTGAGAAAAAAACTACAAGAGGAAAAGGAACGCAGGCAAAATGACTACAGAAGGAATGAACATCTTGGACCAGGATTATTCTGAATCAATGATTCGCATTCAGCAGTTGCACAAGCAATTGCAAAGAGAACTGCGTGAGAACAAGTTTGTTGCAGCGCGGAACACGGCCCGTAAGATCGCCGTCGATGCAATGCTGATTGGCATATGGTGCAAAGAATTTGTTGACAAACGCGAAAACAAGTAGTAGCCTATTTACATACTTCAGAAAGGAGAAAGCATGAACCAAGCAAACCTCAATGCCCACACTGTGGATCTTTGGGTTCGTAGCGGCCAAGCTGCAGAAGCGGCACAAGAACTTGCATGGCTTGTATTCACAATCTTTGTTGTCCTTGGAATAGCGATTTGGCGGGGGAAAGACTAATGCCCGTTAGCATCGATCCCAAAGACGAAAAGATTTGGAAATACCTCGTGGAGCACAAGACGCCCATCAGCCAAGACAAAATGGCTAAATATTTTCTTATCAGCAAAAGCCACGCAGGACGTGCGTTAAATTTCTTTGTGGAAAAAGGACTGGCGGAGGTCGTCAGAATTGGAACCAATAAATTTTATAAGGTGAAGGAATGAATCCCATGTTACTAGCTGCCATAACAGGAATCATCGTTGCATTGGTGTTGTCATGAGCGACGGAGGCAAGGGCTCTAAACGACGCCCACAAAACGTTCCCAACGAAACATTTTGGGAAAACTTCGACCGAATTTTTGGAGAAACAGATGCACGAAAACAACGAACGGATGATGCTGGAGTACCTCATTGCGGCGATGACGTCAGGTCTGAAGCAAACGGGGGCGAGGTACGATCTCCCGGAAAGCCTAGCGCTTGAGTACGGACGCCTGTGTTACAACCAGGCGCTTAAGGACGTAATGACCCTGTGCAAGATGTCGGACTTCGGGCAAACCGGGCTGGAAATATCGGACGCAATACAGGATCTTCACATTCACCAGAAGAGGACCAAGTGAGCTACGAAAACAACCTTGTCGATGGGCTAGTGGACGAGCTGTTAGCAGTGATTCACAAGTATGACGATGCGTTGATGGTGTCCACCGTGATCGGATGCCTGGAGCTGATTAAGCAGCAGTTGATCGAAGAAAGTAGAGAGGAAGATGATGAGTGACATGGTAAATAACCCACCACATTACACGGCCGGTGGCGTGGAGACGATCGACTTTATCGAGGCCAAGCAACTGCCCTACCCCCTGGGCAACGTCGTCAAGTACATCAGCCGCGCCGGCATAAAACCCCACTGCCCGATCGAGGACCTAAAAAAGGCACAGTGGTACCTGAACCGCTACGTCGAACTCATGGAAAAACCAAACCATGAGCCCAAATAAAGCCATCGCCATGGCCGAAGCATGGACCACGAACCTAGGCTCATCCCATGAGCCTGCCGACTTCCCCTTTTTCCACATGGTCCGGGGCCTACTGGACCACATTTCGAGGCAAAATAAGGATATTGTGGAACTGACCGAGAGCTGCCAGCAGCTGCTCCGGGAGAACAGAAGGATCAAAGATGAACTACTTCGAGGCCAAGAGGTTGGCGGTGGAATGGACCAGGGGCATCGACCCTGAGCAAGAGGGCTGGAGGAGCGTTATGGCGTTGCTGCTGACCCGTATTGACGATCTTGAGGAAGCCAATTCCGAGCTTACCGGATCACTGCTCAAGGCCACCCGCGCCTTTCCCCAGACCGTGGCGGACATCATCAAAGACTCCCAGGACAAGTCGAGCTGGTGATGCACTACGCCGAAGCCCTACAGACCCTTTTAAAGCGCGGCCCGGACGAGAAGATCCAAGTGGTCTACATCACCCTGGAAAACGGCAAGGTCCTGGTTTTCCTGGGCGCCCCAGTGACGCCCGAGGACGCCGACCAGATCGAGACCATTACCTTTGGCGAGCAGGTCTCCCCGCTGCTTCTTAGCGTCGCAGTCGAGGCCTTCGGCTCGGTAGACGGATTTCGCACGCAATGACCATCCCCGCATGGCTCATTGCTTTTATTGCACTGCAGTACGCAGTGATTGCTATATTGTTCTTTCGGCATGACCAGCCGTGGATGGCGGTCACGTATTTCGGTTACCTGGTTGGCAACATCGGCCTTACGATGATTGCTCTGGGGCACAAGTAATATGGTGAGGCACGGCGAGGCGAGGCATGGCATGCCAAGATAAGGTATGGTCAGGTAAGGCTCGGTGTGGTTAGGAGCGGCTAGGCGCGGCAAGGCATGGCGTGGCAGGATACGGTCTGGCTCGGTAGGCTTAGGCTGGGCATGGTGAGGTGTGGTAAGGCAAGGTCCCCCTCGGGGGTTTTTATAAAGGAGAAAGTAAGAATGGCAAAGTCCAATTTGAAAGTTGTCAGTGAAGTTACCAACGGCGGCAAGTCCGCCATAGAGCAGGGATTCCCGTATGCTGTGAGCATCACGGCCACGGGGGCAGCGGATTTGTTGTTTCACCGCTGGAATTGTGAATCGGTGGACGCGAAGTCAAAGGCCTCGAAGAACTCCGCGGCCAAGAAGACAGATGACATCGAGTCCTACGTCTGGAGAAACGAGAAGAATGAGCTCTGTATCCCCGGTGAATATTTTAGGCAGTCCATTATCCACGCTGCAAAATTTAAGCAAGACCCCCGCTCACCGCGTAAATCCGCGATGGACCTGTTCAAAGCCGGGATCGTTTCGCTTACTCAGCTTGCGTCACTTGGTAGCGATGAGTGGGACTACCTTGACACTCGTCGGGTCACAGTACAGCGGGCCGGAGTCAACCGAACCAGGCCTGCCATGCGCAGCGGATGGACAGTGGACATCCAGTTTCAAATACTCACCCCTGAGTATATCGACCCCATCCTTTTTCAAGACGTATTGAATACCGCCGGCCGGCTGGTGGGGGTTGGGGACTTCCGCCCGACGTACGGGCGCTTTAACGTCACACACTTTGAGGTGCTCTCATGAAGACGAAACCCGCCGCTAAGAAAACCCCTGCCAAACGCCCAGCCCCTAAAAAGGCCAGGATTACCAAGGACTCCTTTAACAACGGCAAGACCCTGCTTGAGCTGGTAGAAGAATGGGACTCCCAGCAACCCGCCCCACGGCCCATCCTTAAGATTGCCGAGGAGTTCGACGAGCAGTGCAATCGGCTGCATGAGATCTCCATGCTCATGGACGCAGCCGGGGAAGACCTCTTTGACAGCAATTCCGAGCGCACCGGGACGCTCCTTTGCATGGCCGAGCGGATGATCAAAGAGACCCGGGACAAATGCTCCGAGCTTTCCAGCGAACTTTTTCGCGCTAATCGGCTGATTTTGGCCGGAAAAGGGTAGCTACTTCTTGGTTCGTGGCCTACGGGCCACGGACAACGGCTCAAGGGTCAAGACGTCGATCGGTCCGCCCGTCACAGGGTCAAAGATCGACGCAATTTCTATCGCCTCCCTGGGGCTCTTGCCCAGGTGCATGGCAGCAAGCGCATAGGCTGAGCCAGTTCCCACCGCGAAGAAGTCTCCACGGACCTTGACCGGGTGGATCGTGCTCTCGTAGACGTAGATCCCGTCCGCCCGCAACTCCAGGATGTCCACCTCGATGGGCTCATCAAAGTCGCCGTTCTTTTCCACCGAATCATAGAACTTGAGCAACTTGTCCAGGTCCCCGGCCCCACCAAAGATGCAGTCCTTGCCCCGACGCAGCTTCTCAATGTAGTACTTCACATCATCGCCCGAGACCTGGCTGTCCGCCGCAATCTCAAGAGTGCTCAACCGCGCCGCTATCGTCGTCATTCATACTCTCCAAAGTGTTGTCCTGCGTACTGCCCAACGTACGCTTTTCCGTACGCCCAACCATGTTCTTCACAATCGCCTGACTACGGCTCTCGTTCCAATGCAAAATCCGATGGCAATTGGCACACAGAGGAATGCACTTTTTCACCTCCTCGTACACCTGCGTCCACTTGTTGTCGGCCGCTAACCTGTTGACCGACCTTTGCGTCCCGTCCCGCACAACATGATGAAAATCAATAATCGCCGGATGCGACACCCCACAGTGCGTACAGGGGTAAGACGCCTTGAACTCGGTCCACTTCTCCCGAGAAAGCTTCTTATTTCGGGCTACACGGGCTTGGACGGCATCACGGTTACGTAGATAGTAGGCCTTCTTGTAAAGGCTGTCCTTGGCCCTTTTAACGGCTTTGTCTTTGTATGGCACTTGGTTTCCCTCCCACGGGCCTCGAACCACGGAACATTGTGCCCGGACCATGGACCGGGGGCAAGGGGTGGGGGAGAGTTACTCGTCATACCCATGAGAGGTAACTTGGACCGAAAGCTCAAGCTTTTGGGAACGCGGATCAGGGACCGAAAGCTCAAGCTCATGGGCCAAATTACGAAGCCCCCATACTGTAGGATTTCTAGAAATTTTTTCACTACACACTTTTTTTCAGTCACTTTTAGACGTAATGAACGTAATTTTAGCGATAACTTATTGATTTATAAGAGGAAATAGCATTACGTTAAGCATTACGTTAAAGTATTACTTTAAGTCTAGACGTAATGCTATATGGGATTTTGTAGCAAAAAAGAGACTCTACCAGCCCTACGTCCAGAAAAAGTTGAAAAAAATGTGTAGTGAAAAAATTTCTGGAAAAAATAACGTACAGGGTGGTTGCTGATGTGTGGTGAGAAAAGTGTTGACAAACTACACCCGTGGGTATAAAGTACACAGCGAAAGGAGAAGACCATGGTAATGAAGATAATTCCGGAGGTGTACGACCAACTGCCCTCTAACCCGGTGGAGATGTTGGTAATCGCTTTTGGCAGCCAAGACGACATAGCAGCTTTCTGTTCTGTGACGCCTCAGGCGGTATGGAACTGGAAAGACCGCAATTCGATACCACGTTGGTATGTGGAAGACCTAAGTCGGTTTTCGGGTATTCCGACATGGATGTTGTGTCCCAAACATTTTCAGAAAGGAGAAATGGATGCTGGTGTTCACCCTGTTGGCGAAGGCAACGGAGAAGGTTGAGAAATCAAAACAAGAGATGCTGGAAAACCTTTATGCAAGACGGGGGTGTTCCACACAGAGTTTTAAAGAACGACTCGAATTGATGCGGGTTCTTGGCGAAGAGACACAAAGGAGAGCAGATGAGCAACAACGAAGGGAAGAAAAAGCGTGGCAGGCCAAAGAAGATCAGCGATGTGCCGAAGAAGCGAGCCGCTCGGGCACAGGCACGAATCGTAACGTACGGCGCGCCACTCACAGGAAAACGTAAGCCGCTCAAACCCCGGGAAGCGAAGTTCGTGGAAATCTATGCCGGGGCGGACGGGACGATTACTTTGACCCAGGCGGCCCTGGAGGCGG